AATTTACAGCACAGTCGAACGATGAAGCATTGTATTTATTAGCGGTTATCCACTTCTTCCGGTCCGTAACGAAATCTTATTTTGGTATTAATCCTTACAATAAAGCCGGTACTCCGCCACCGGTATTAGTTTTTAATTACTTAGGTGAATATCAATTTAATAATGTGCCGGTTGTTGTAAAAAGCTTTGATTATACGCTACCGGACACCATTGATTATGTGGCAGTTAATACATCGGGAAGTAGTAGCACCCTAGAACAAGATGCAGGCCCACGCGGATATGGTGGTCGCAGATCAACTGTAATAAGACCCCCAACCAATTCTAATGGTTATACATGGGTTCCAACACATTTAACGGTTAATATGGAATTAGAAACTCAATATATTCCAATTCAATTACGAAATCAATTTAATCTCGACGAATTTAGATCAGGTAAACTTGTTAATAATGGATATATCTAATGGCATCAAATTCGAAAGATACAAGTCAATATAAACTAACCCCAATTAGGAATTGGTATCTCGACCTATGGGTTCCACGAACTGTACCAAAGAGTGAATTTGATAAGATTATTATTATACCCCCCGAATTTAATCAGCGCCCGGATTTACTAAGTAATCAGGAATACGGGACACCAAAACTATGGTGGGTATTTTGTATGAGGAACCCAGATCTTATTATTGATCCAATTAACGATTTTGTTGCGGGTTTAGAAATTTATATTCCTGTTAATATTTTAAAACAATAATTTATGGCTGAAAAATTTACAATAGGTCGTCGTGGTGGCGGTGCTACTGAACAGAGATTATCTGCCAGAGTTGCAACAACAGATGGTGTTAGAAATGATGCTGGATATGGACGAGGTAATAAAAATCCTCCCCTGGCTGTGCCACCTACAGTACATAAACCGGATTCATTGCGAGGAAGCAATGATGCGGTACCTAGTACCTTTTCTCATAAAAAGGATACCACTGTAACAGATACAAGAAAGATTGAAATAAATTTTCAACCTAATGTGTTCGACAATTACGATATCTACACATATCATTGGAAATTATTTATTACATCACTGGGTGCAGCATCTTCGGGAAAGGTCTTAACACCGTCAGCCCAGACAATTATTGCTGAAAGTGGTGTATCAGATTTAACAATAGATAATGTAGAATTGAATGGCATTGCTGTGCCCTCAGTTGAGGCAGGTACAGGTACACAGACTATAATTAAATTTCAAATTACCGAACCATCAGGGGCAGGCCTGCTTGATAAAATGTATTATGAATCATTGGCATTAGGTATAGGTAATTGGTTAGTCATGCCATGTTTCTTACAACTAGAATTTCGAGGAAGAGATCCCGTTACTAAAGAAGTCGTAGAAAATGGCGCACCAGGCGAATTGGGTCAACTTAAATGGATATGGCCCGTAAAACTTACAAATGCTAAGGCGAACGTAACTTTAGTTGGAACAAAGTATGATTTTGATGCAATTGTCTACGATGAATTAGCACAATCAAGTTCATATTTTGCAATTCAACATAATGTAGTGTTATCTGGATTAACAAATTTTGGCAATGCCATGAATGATCTTAAGAAAAAGTTAAATGCAGATCAATATGAAAAATTATTAGACAACTATAGTATTCCGGATACCTATGAAATAATAGTAGATCCAGATTTGGCAAAAATTAAAATTGCAGTGCCATCCTCAAATAAAAATACCTCTCGTGCAGGAGATTTTATTGACCTTGATAAGAAAGTTGCCTCTTATAATCAGGGTACTGGTATTGATAAAATTGTTGACTCATTACTTGGCAGTTCTCCCGAATTTCAAGACTTCTTACAAAGTTCTGATACCCCTACATCAGAGCCTAAGTCTGCGAATGATGCTGCACCTATGAGAAAATTATGGAGAATTGTCACTGAAACTAAACCTATTGCATTCGATATGTTACGCCAGGATAATGCCGTCGAAATTACAATCTATGTTGTCCCTTATGATATCGGATTAATTGAAACAACTCCATCACAGACCGCACAAACATCCGAGACACTTATCGCTGCTAGAAAACGATTATCTACCTATGCTAGCAGGGAGATATTAAAAAAGAAATATAATTATATATTTACGGGACTTAATGATCAAATTGTGTCGTTTGATCTTAATATGAATTTTTCTTTTGCTGCTACCTTAGCTAGATTTGGCGGAGTTTTTTATGATACGGCCATAAGTGATAAAGGTGTGTCTCAACAGGAAAATGCAAAAAATGAACAAGAAGCATCCGATAAGGTGAGAAAAACTTTACAATTTATTAATGATCCAGCAAATGCAAACAATGCCGATGTCGAAATAGCAGCAGCAAGATCATCTATATTGGCAACAAATATCTCACCTGAACTAAAATCACGATATGCTAAAATATTAGAAAAAGCTAAACCAACAGATCGTGTAAATTTCGTGACCGAGATTAAAGAGGCCGGCGGGCTTGATGCTGATGGTGAATTAAATCGTACAAGAATTAATGCACAATCACTTGCTAGTAATAATAAATCCGATCTTAATTTTATTTCGGATATTGACATATATTCGCCAGCTGCACAAGAAGCAAAGAAAATTGCACAATCAAGTAGAAGGGGAAAATTACGACCAATCCCATTTAGGGAAGGAGTTCAGGAGACTAACTTAGCATTTGGCCTTGATCCACAAAGCGACGCTGGCAGATCACGGACCGCCAGCGTATTTTCTACTGCACTATATTCAACATTAGATGCAAGTTTGCAACAAATTAAAATTGTCATCAAGGGTGATCCTTTTTGGTTATTCCCGGCTAATATCCCCGGTGGTACAGAAGTATTAAATTATAAATCAAATATGGATTCTGGAGATGCAATCGAGCTTATTAAATTTGGGCATAAAAATAATCCAGGCTCTGTAAATTTATTCGGAACTGATAATTTTATTGTTATTCGTTTTAGAACTCCACGCATATACAATGAAACAACAGGCATAACCGATCCATATTCAGAAGTAGAGACATTTAGTGGAATATATAAAGTAATTACAATTGTTAGTAGATTTTCCTCTGGAAAATTTACACAAGAACTCACCTGTATACTTGATAACTTAATTAATCTCTCAGATTTTCCAGAATTTCTGCGAAGCATTGAAAATGCAAATGCAGTGCCGGATATAGAACTAGCACCGGACCAGAGTGCTGCCGAAACTAACAGACTTTTAAGATCATCATTACCCGATACTACAATTAGAGTAGACAGAATACGGGGAGGTGAATAATGCCATATCTAAATACACATGCTAGAACAACCTCTACAACAAACAATGATAAATTTCAACCAATGGGTCGTGTCGCAGCCTTATTTGGTGTATTTGTTGGATTTGTTAAAGATGCACAAGATGTTCAACGAAATGGAAGATTGAGAGTATGGATTCCCGAATTTGGATCTTCTCCTGAAAATCCAGACGGATGGATTATTGTAAATTATTGTTCGCCATTTGCTGGAGCAACAAATAATGAAAGTACAAGCAAATCAAATATAGAATCATTTGAAGTAACGCAAACCTCATATGGCATGTGGATGATTCCGCCAGATGTAAATAACCAGGTATTGGTTATGTTTGTTAATGGTGATGCCTCACGCGGTATATGGATTGGATCATTATATAATCAGTATATGAATAATATGATACCCGGCATGGCTGCTGATGCGAATAATTATCAATATCCGGAAAAATTAATACCCGTAGCTGAATATAATAAATGGGATCTAAAGGTAACGCAGCCCGACAGAGCAACTAAACCTTACGAAAAAACAAAGTTTCAAGGATTGGGAAATCAGGGATTAATTACCGACCAAGGCCGCGGTATTACCACCTCAAGTGCTCGCCGCGAATCCCCTAGTACAGTTTTTGGAATTCTAACACCGGGACCAGTTATCGACACTACCGCGTCTCCTGCTAATATTAGAAGAAAGGGCGGTTCATCCTTTATTATGGATGACGAGAGCGGATCCGA